TAATTCGATACAATTGTTGCGTTTTAGGTTTTCTCGATGCTTGGATCGGCTATCGACCCAAGTGCCATCAGCCATGCTAATGTGACCTTCGATGTCAGGAATGACCATAGGGGCTTGTTTAGGGGTCATTTCAAGCTTTTGTTGCCAAGCCTTGTCAGCTTCCTCGCCCTCAAAAGGCAGATTCCAATAAGCTAAGTAAGTTTCCCTATCGTCATATTGCGTTGGGTCATATTCTTCGTGATCGACCTTGCAATGTGGACAAGTAACTGTAATTTTTACTAATGCCATTACATCCTCTTTATAAGTTCGGGTACTTTGTGGTACTCATCAGGTTTTAAACAAACTACGCTGTCATACCAGCGGCCATTCTTCCACCGCCAGCAAATAAACTCGTCTTTAGGAAGCAATACAATGGTTTTAACGCCCAAAGCACCAGCTAGATGAGCCGTACCTGTATCTACAGTCACAATGCCCTTACAAGCCTTCATATGGGAAGCTGTTTTGACCCAATTTGTTTTCCATCCGTCATCAGGAAGTGGGTTAAACATCCCTTCGGAATTGGGATTTAAGCTATAACAGTCTGATCCCGTCAATTTTTCCATTTGGTGTACATCAATTGACTTTAAGTAATACATGATTTGCTTGGATGCTTCCCAATTAACCCCAACTTTGGCAGGAATATTGCTTGGCTGGGCGTGAAAATAGCCTTCTGAGCCGATAATCTTGTCTTTTCTGACAGGGAACATCGCTTTTACCATTGGATGAGCCAAACTTAAGTAATAAGGCAGGGACATTGAGCCAATCCAATAGTCAGATTCTAGGGCTGCGCCCTTGTCTAAGTCATTTGTAAAGACATCAACACAATCTAGCTGACCTAAAAGGTGATGTAATGTGCTTTCTTGCAAAACTACCAGCTTTTTTGCGCCCAAAGCCTTTAATGCTGGCAAGAATCGGGCAAACATAATAATATCGCCAAAGCCTTGCTCCATCTGAACCGTAATGGACTTTCCAATAAGCGATTCACCTCTCCAAACTGGCATTTTTAATACGGGGCTATATCCGTTAGTTTGTTTGGCAATAATGTCGGGATGCCATCGATACTCGAAAAGCCTAAATCCTTGATCGTATCTGCCAGCGTGTAAGTGGTCGTACCCTAATCTATATTGTGCATCAGCACTTAATGGAGCAGTATTAATATGGATTCCTCATCGTCTAGTTCCTCTAGGCGTTTGGCTTCCAATACTCGCAAATGCTCTTGTATAAGAGTTTGCTGTTTTCTGTAAGCTACTGCCGCAAGGATGTTATCCCGTTGTCTTTCAAGGTAGCTTATAGACCGTTGTAAATCTTCTGTTTCAGCTAACGGTATATCAGCTTTAACCTCTTGTTTTGATTGTACTTTAGATTGCTTAACTTTTGCAACAGGCGATACTAAATCACGAATTGCTTGCTTACGATTTGCATTAGCTTCTTTGGTAGCTTTTTCTAACAGGCGTTGGCGAGCAGCAATCTTCTTGTCAAGTCTTTGCGCCCGTAACCATTCTTCTCGTGTCCAGCCATCCCCACCAATATTGACATTAGCAGGTGGAACATATACCTGAAAGGCATTGTTCTGAAACGCATTAGCCTGAAAAGCTGTGGAAAACATTAGAATGTTCCGCCCGAAACTCCTACAAATTTAGTAGCAGTAATGGTTGTTCCTGTGATTGTATTAGCTGCTGTACCGCCAATAGCAGGTGGGCTAGATAAGTCTAATGTGCCACCTAAAGTAAGGTTTCCGCTAGAAGTAACTGTACCGCTTAACGAGATACCTGAAACTGTACCTGTGCCACTTACGCTTGTGACTGTTCCCTGTGGGTTTGAAGCGGTTGTGATGGTAGTTACACGCCCATAAGTATCGATAGTAATGACAGGAATAAGGGTGCTAGAACCTGTTGTTCCCGCAGTCGCCACGCCTGAAGTCAAATCAATAACAGGAGTATTACCGCCTGTACTGGTAATGCGACCTGATGTACCGCTTACGCTTGTAACAGTTCCCGTTGTAGGAGTTTGCCAAGTTGGAGTAGCTGACGAACCACCTGAAGTTAATACCTGTCCTGCTGTACCAAAGTTTGTAGTTCCAGTAATGTTGGTATTTAAACCGATAGCTCCTGACGCATTGATTACATGGGCAGATTGACCTGTTGTTCCCCATGCAAAATAGGTTTTATAACCATTGCCCGAACCGACAGTTAAATCGCCATCGTGTCCTGAGAAATAGATGCCGTTATTGATGCTAAAAAAATCGGTAGGAGTTCCGCTGGAATATACGGATGAATTCATGCCAAACTCACCGTAATAACTTGAATCCGTACCTAAGTCATTGGAAAGTACATAGTTTGTAGATGCACCAGCCGTGCCTGATTTGTTTTGAATAATGGTCTGTAAATAACTATTGGCTACGCTTGCACCCGAAGTAATGCCTGAATTGCTTGCATTAAATGTCAGGTTAGGGGTTGTGCTTGTAGTCGAATTTACGCTCAATACAGGAGCATTTAAGGTCGTTGTAGCCGCAGTATAGTTAAGTCCTGATGTCGAAGATAAACTTCCTGTGCCATTACCGTAAGGAATATATCCAGTAGTTAGTGATGTAATCCCAGTACCACCGTTGGCTACTGGCAAAGCTGTCCCTGAATAGCTAATAGCCAATGTACCGCTAGTGGTTATTGGGCTTCCTGAAATACTTAAAAAGCTGGGGACTGTTGCAGATACGCTAGTAACTGAGCCTGAACCCTTGTTATTGAAAGTAGTCCAGTCTGTGCTTGTCAGATAACCGTTTACGCTTCCTGTGGCAGCTGGCATAGAAATCGTGGGAGTATTGCCACCGCTAGAAACTACTGGGCTTGTTGCTCCTACGCTTGTGACTGTTCCTACATTGATCGAACCGCCAAGACTTGTGCTTGTGCCGTTAATCGTAATGGCTGAATTAGCCAAACCCGCATTAGGAATGGTCGTTGATGCCGTTACATTGCCTGTAGTGTTATTGGCATACATATAGCCAGTAAGACCAGTTACCGCTAGGTTTGTAGTGGTTAGATTAGTAAATGATTCGCTAGATGATCCTGCAATCTTTTGCCATACACCATTCTCAAAGATAGCCCAATCGCCTACTGCCCATCCAGTTACACCGTTTAAGTTGGTGTTACCAGCTACAGAAACAACATAGTAATAACCCGCAGTACCTACGCTAGATACGAGAGTTGGGGTATTTGTGCTGGCGTTCCATGTGCCTTGATAAGCAGGCGCATTGGTTGGCTGGGTGCTGATATTGGTAATCTGACCTTGACTATTCACCTGAATAACAGGTATTACCGCAGCCGAACCATAAGTTCCTGCCGTTACACCAGTATTGGCAATAGACAATGTGCCTGATGTCGTAATAGGGCCACCAGTTAAACCAGTTCCCGATGCAACAGAAGTTACCGTGCCACCGCTTGATGGGCTGGTATTGGTAATCGTAAAGTTAGGATAAGTACCGCTGGTAGAAATTCCTGTACCCGCATTTAATATTACTGTTTGGTCGGGAGCAGTATTAGTAATGTTAAGCGTACCGCTAGTCGTGATAGGACTACCAGTAATGCTAATGCCTGTTCCTGCTGTAGCTGCAACGCTAGTTACCGAACCCGTGCCATATCCACTAGGATTGGAAGCAGGATAAGCACCAAGATTAGTTAAGGCATCTGCCGCTGTAGTCGCATTAGTACCGCCATTGGCAATCGGAACAGTACCAACTAACTGGTGGTCATCGTTCCAATTTGAAGGCTGGACAATCGTAGGATCGCCAGCATCAGGTATTGCGCTGACGAACTTATGCTTGACTGTTATAGCCATTATTGAACTCCGATGATTTTGCCGTCAGCACCTCTTACAACAGTTTTAGGGCGATTATGTTGCTGGTTAATTGTATCTACTAAAGCAGTAATAGCTTGTGCCATCTGAGCGTTTCCTTGACCAATAGCGTTAGCAATAGGGGCTAATGGATGTTCCATAGAAGTAGCCATATCTTCTTCTGTCATATAAGCTTGCGCTCCATCATCTTGACCTGAAGTAATACGGGCAGTTTCGATCTTAGCACCGTTGTTAATATGAGCCAGTAAGACTTGGGTATTTCTCTCGGTCATCATCTTCATCTGAGCTACTTTCAAGTCCATCTCGGCTTGCGCTCTGTTCCGCTGATCTTCTAATTGGAATTTAAGCTGGTTCTCTTGAGCCTGATACTCTTGCTTGGCTTTCTCAAGTTCCATTTGCATTTGCATTTTCTGTTGTTCAAACTGCATTTTTTGTTGTGCTTCTTGTTGAGAAGCTTGCATTTTGGCTTGCTCAATCTGCATTGTCATTTGCATCTTCTGTTGTTCAGGTGAAGGTGGCTTAGGCTGACCTTGCATTTGTTGTGCTTGAATTCTCAATTTATCAGCTGTTTCATCAATTAGTCCTTCTAATCCTTTGCCAGCCTTAAACGCTGTCACGGTGAACTTGAGCATTTCCATAATCATAGGAGCAAGTTCAGGAGCGGTTTGGATCATAGGTACTGATTGATGGAAAAACGAACCCATAGCTTGTAAAAATTCAACACGATCCTGTTTTTCCTGCATCTCATCTTGGAAAATCATCGAATCAGTAGTCACTTCTACACGGAAGTTTTTAGCACATTCATCACGCAATAATGCTAAAGCTTGTGGGATAAGTGCTTGATCTTGTGGGCTTAATTGCATTGCCCCTGAAATCTTAACAATCGTATCGTCTGTAAAATGATTGCAAATAATCTGCGCTTTGATCGATAACAGTTCGGTAGCAAAGTCCACTACTGCGTGTTGCATAGTCTTTAAACGACCAGCAGCATTGTTTGACTTAATGATCTGTGCGCCTAATGTTTCGTTAGGGTCAGTCTGACCACGCTGAATATCAGCGATACCCATAATCTCGTAGATTTGACCCTTAACCTGATCCATTGCTTGATAAGACATCTGCAAGGCTTGGGCGATTGGGGCAATATCAACTAGATTGATAGCTCCTGCCATTCCCTGTTTCTCTGCAAAAGCGTTCCAGTTCTTAACAGGAATAAGGGTATTGTTTTCGCCTTCGGAGAATAAACGGGCAAGACTAGGTTCGGAAGCGTCATAAACTCCCCGTACTTTGAGGGCTTGTATAAATCCGTCTATACGGTCAGCCAATGTATCTAATTGGCGAGCTTGATCCTGATATAAAACAAAGTCAGGGATTGGCTCTAAACGGTCGCTAGTTAATGTAGCGTACAAAGGTTTAGGGCAAGGAAAGAAGTTTTCTAACTCTAAAGGATCAGGTCTAACATCAAGGATTTCACCCATTGATTTAGATAGCCAAATTACATCACCGCTTTCTTTGCACCAAATCTCATAGATACAAGCTTCGGATGCGCCTTCGCCCATTTTTTCGTTGTAAGTCTTTGTATTGTCAGGCTTTGTATCAAGCGGAATCTTACCGCCAAGTTCTTCGCCAAATCGTTCGACAAGGGCTTCTCTGCCCATATAGACTTTACGCCATACTGCGGTGACTTCTTCCCATGTACGAGCAATAGTATGACCAAAGTCCCGCCAGTAAACATAGTCTACAGGAGCGCACTCATACTCAATACGCTCTTGATCTTCTTGTTGCATTGCATCAACAGATTCTTCTTCGTCAGAATTGCCTGTAATCTCGAAGCCATCTTCAGGTACATCAGCACCTTCCATTGCATCTTCTTTGGCTTTACCAACAATATGTGGCTCATAACGAACCCAGCTAGTACCACGCCCGCCAAGCAAACGGTCTTGAACCGATTGTGACATAGCGGACTTATAGTCGCTGTAATGAGTAATCTCGTAATCTAATGCTCGCTCCAGCATCATCGAAGCAACACGGGCTATTGGATCATTGTCCCTAAATCTACGGCTAACATCAGGTCGTGGCAAACGGGCAAAGATAGCTGGGGTAATGGTTTGGACATTGCTCCACAAGATATTAAACTTGGCATTAGGGTTATTGCGAGTACGGCTGTCATCCCTGAAGCGTTTAATAATTCTATCTGTACGGCCTTCCCATTCTTTAAAGGTACGCTCGTACCCTGCGATGGTGTTATACCAATCTTGGTATGTATGATCCATATAAATCCTTAGCTAAAGTTACCTACACCCATGACTGATACGCCTGCACCAGTAGTAATTTTCCATGCGCCATTGACTGAAACGGCATTAATATCAATCTGATATACGCCTACAGGAGTTACGGCTGGCACGATAATGTATGAAGTTGCACCATCAAGCAAGGTAACTTGTGATGTAGCGGAAGTTGTAACTGTGATGATTAAACGCATCAAAGTATCGCCTACACCGCCAGTAACGCCTAAAACTTGAGCAGTTTGTGATGCTGCTACGGTTTCGTAGAATGTTCCAAATGGTTGGTTTACGCCTGACATAATTAAATCCTTTTAAAAGTTTGTTTAGGGGTTAATTTCCACATTTCGTCCAGCGTAACATCCGTTTGGCCGACATGAAGTCCTGTGATTTTGGTATTGTTAAGAATAGGGCCTTCTTCTTCTTTCCATACAATTGAGAGATAACGAAAAGCGTCTGCGCTATGGCTAGTCCAGTCATGCTTTGGGCGATCCCGAAATACTTTTTTATCATCATCCCATTCCCGTTGATACTGACGCAAACATTCTATTAAATCCTCACACTTATTATCGAACCAAGCACGGGTTAATGCAAGCCTTGAAGCCTGTATTCCATCCTGAATTGATAAGTTTGGAACGATTTTTAGATGTTTTGTGTCAATTTTTGTCGAAATTTGTTCAATTGTACTCTTTCCGTTACTAGCAAATGTTTTTGCTCTTGCATCATGAGGTAACCAATGAATGCCATATTTGTATCCAAACTCCGCTTCTTTTTGTTCTAACAATCCGAGATAAAAAGGGATTGCTTGGCCATTAGACGAATGATGATCTAGAACTCGTATCTCCCCGTAAACCACTTGAAACCAAATAATGCTTGTACTGTCGTTAAATCCCAAATCCCAAACGGTATGGCAAGGAAACATAGGGTCATAATCAACAGTAGTAATGCGCTCAAGGTCAGTAATCCTACGCAATTCTTGTCCATAATATGCCCCGATAATCGCTGCTTCAAAGCTACAAAGAAATTCTTGCTCGTATTGATTACTCGACATGGTAGCTTGGGCATCCAATAATTCAACTTCAGGCAATAGTCCCGAAACATCAGCCCTCAATGTCTTTACATACCAACTATCTGATTTTAAAGCGTTATTGTAGATTTCCCAAAAGCTATTATGACCCTTTGGCGTTCCAATAAAGGTAGCCCAGCCTTGTCTATCCGTCAGTAAAGGACGGACAATCTCGCCCCACATACGGGGTTTCATGTCTGCATACTCATCTAACACTACGCCATCAAGGTAAAGTCCACGCAAGGCATCAGGGTTATCAGCACCAAATAGGCGTATCTTTGCCCCATTGACTAGCTCTACCCATAATTCTGATTGGTTAGCCTTAACGATGGCTGGCTCGGCAAACTTTAAAAGATAATCCCAAGCGATGTTTTTAGCCTGAGCATAATATGGAGCAATGTAAGCGTATCGTGCATCGGGCTTCTTTTCCATGATAGCCCTACGGATAATGTCTGCAATGGTGGCTACAGTCTTACCTGCTCGTCTATGGCATACCAATACAGCCCAGCGTTGTTTCCTGCGGTGAAAGTCAAGGAAAGCTTCCCTAGCTTTATAAGGATATTCGTACCGCTTAACGACTTCTTTCAATCTAGAAACTTATGTTCGTGAATGACTTTAACAGGCTGATCTTCGTCACCTGAATGTTCAGTCCTAGCCAACTTAGGCAAGTGGTATTCCATGACGCTTTGCAACATACCGAAAGCCTTTTCAGGATTAGGTAACACTATAAATTTATCGTCATCGTTTTTAACGCCTTCAGCGACTTGTTCTAGCCACTTCTGCATACTGGGTGCGTTACCTTCTACGAACTGTGCTATCGCTTCCCTAGCCATCGCTGTGGACTTATTAGGGCTACCCTTTGGTCTGCCTTTGGGATTATTTGTTTGTTGTTTAATAGCCATACCTTACCCAAGTGGTTGATTAAGATAGGTTAATTCTACTACTATTTCACTTCTTTATCCAAGTCTTTGACTTTATTAGCGATCATCTTTCTGCGAGCGATACGATCAGCTTGATTCTTCTCATAGGTAGTTTCTTTATGATTACGCAATAAAGCATCTTCCTTTTTGTACTTATGTTCCATTGGTTTCATTTGTAATCCTTCATAGCTTTTTCTAGATGAACTCTAGGTTTGGCGGTTTTAGCCGATTCTTTAAAGTCTTTAGCGGTAGGTGCGCCTTTGCTGCCGACCTTACGCATATGCTCTACAGGCAATCCCTCAGCCTTTTCACGCTTTATACGCTCCTGCTTTTTATGGATATTGGCATAAAGTCCGTTTTTCATGAGCATCCCCATCGTTTTAAGCTTGCTTTGGCTCTTGGTGCATCGCCTTTAGCGTGGGCTACAACGCCTTCCATGCGAGCGCAAAAGCTGTTATGTCTGCTACCGCTTTTTTGCGGTGCTTTTAAATGACTGCCGTTCTTGGCGTTGTATTCTGCTCTGCCTTTAGCTGTCATCCCAGCGCCTTCGCTAGTAGGTAGATAATTCTTGCCCTTGCCAGTTGTTGTCTTAGAAATAGGCTTATCGTGCTTTTCTACTGCGGCACGAATGGCATCCTTGCGGTTCATTTTTTAGTAAACTTTTCTAGTTCTAATGCAAGTCTAGCTCTACGGCCTTCTTTGCCTTTAGCTTCTGCGGCTTTTTCAAGCTTGCTTTTAGGAATAATCTTGCCTTCAGGAACGCCTAATTCTTTTTTTAATGCGCCCTTATGCTTAATTGCACCTGCGATCCAGTTAGCCATTACATTTCACCCATTTCA